GCTTTTATTACAAACTTGTATCTCTCTGCCCAATATGGAGCTATTTGTGCGGGTATAATTCCACCGCCAGGAATGGTTACTTGTATTTTATTTATAAGATTTGAGTTGGAGCATGGTACGCTAACCGTATCAAACTGACTAATTTGTGCAGTAGACGATCTGCCAAACTCGTCCATATAAACAATACCAATCTGATATCCACGATTACTATGTAAACTATAGTTGTTTGTAGTCTCTCTATAAGAAACGGTACCAGCTGTTACCTCATAGTATTCATAAAATGTTTGAGTTGGAACACCTATATTATCTACAAACTGCATTGCAGGAAACTGTAAGCCTATCTCTGTACTGTTCGCGCTAGTATATATTTGAATAGGCTGATCTACAGCACTTATACCACTTGCTTTTTTATAATACGCATCTAGTTGATTTGGTATTTCACAATTAAAAACGTCTGTAAAGGTAGAGCCTGTACAAGAGTTTGCTACTGTTGAAATAGTTGTTGCACTACCAATCTTTGCTACAAAATCAGGATCTGTGGCTAAATTAAATACTGAGCTAAAGTCTTGCTGTAGTATGTATGTGAAATTAAGATTTTTATCAGTGGTAGTATCTGTCGGAAAAGGAGTGTTACCGCTAAATGAATTGTGCAAAATAGATATATCAAACTCTATAGAGGCTCCTTTTACTAGCTTAGTTCCTTCTAAATCAAAATTAAATCTTGCATTTGGTTTATTAATCCATCCATCAATTACGTACTGTGCATCTGCTTGAGAAAATGGTAGTGTTTCAGCACCCACCTCACTTGTTTCCAAAGTAGTGCTATAATTAAATTGAACTGCATCGTTGAATTTATCAACTAAATTATATGACTCAACATAGTTACCGTAAAACAAACGGTTACCCATTATTGTTTGAGCTTGAGCTTTTAGAGGAACGTTATCGTACAACCTAAGAATCTCAGTCTCAGGTAATACAGTAAATATTTTTTGATTGTCAAAAACAAATGTAGCTATATCATTGTCAGCTAATCCTAAATCTAATTTATTTAGTTTTTCTACAACCCTAATTACAGGGTTGTCCATTTCTTTAAATAATATCTCAACGTCTTTGACTAATGGACCTCCTGTATTATAAGATAAAGTAACCGCATTCATTACATTGAGCATTCCCTCATTTAAAAATGTGCTTATGTCAAATTGAAAATTACCAGCAATAAATGCAGGGTCACTAAACTGTGAAGTTGCCGAATACTCTCCGTCTGCATATTGATAACGATACGCAAAACAAATGAACCTGTCTTGTAAATAAGTATTGTCGCCATTATTTTTAAATGGTACAATAGTAGGCGCTTCTATCGGAGGCTTTTTTATAACCAGTAAAGATTCTGCGGTAAATTGATCTATATATGCAGCCATGTTAACTAGTTAATGTATAAGTTACTTGATCCGTTAAAGTTAATCCGTTTATTATTACAGTGCCCCCCGATTCAGGATTTTGTGTATCACCGTTCCCATCTGTATATGAAAAAATTGAAGGCGTGTAGTTTGCCGTAAAAGTTCCTGTAGAACCATCATCACCTTTTATTGATCCAGCTATGGCGGATGCGCCTGGATTTGAAATAGTGTCAGCATTTATTAAATTAATTGTAGATGTTCCCGAATTTGTGTTAGTTGAAAATTGAGTGAGTGCTAAGCCTTGAGCAAAGTTGGAACCTTGTATGCCATAACCTTTTGTAATAGGCAACCCCAAATTATCTGTATAACAATCTACACCAGGTAAAGGTATTTGATTTAAACTTGGGCTTACACCTTGACCAAAACCTGACAATGGATTTGGACAACCCAACAACGTACCTCGATGAAATCCTATAAACTCTGTGCCTGCCACTAATAATGATTCAGCCTTAAATTTCCACAAAGCTGCAATAGGCCCTGGAGGATTACCATCTAGCAATGGCTCTTTGTAAGAACGATTAACGTTTATAAATCTAGGTGCATTTAAGTTGTCAGTAAAAAAAAGTAATTCACCAATAATATTTATACCTGTTATTAGATTCTGTGGATTAAAATTAAGAGTTGTATTTATACCGCTGCCGTCATCCGTACTAACTACATGATATGTTACTTGCGCTGTTTTAGTATCAAAAGATACAATCATATCACATTTACCTGTATCGGCCAAAGTAAAATTTGGATCATGCACAAACCAATATATGGTTTCATTTGCACTATCTTGAAAAGCCCCGATACATCTAGCTTTAGGACTTAACGCTTGTTTATCTAAAAAGAATAGCGCGCTAAGTTGAGAGTTACCTTTGGTGTTTTCTACTGAACCTATTTCGGATGCCTCAGTAGAACCAAGCCTTACATTTAAAGCATCTTCATATTCGCCATTAGGTATAAGCCTTTCATCAAGGCTTTTATTCATACGGCCTGCAATAAAATTTCTTTGCGATTTTGCCATTACTTAATCCACTTATTCTCTCCTCTTAAGTTCATTAACAACCTACCAGGATGAATATCACTTAATCGGATTTTTGCATTTCTTAATAACGCTGATTTATCTTTTCGTGCTCTGTTTATTATGTACTCTTGAACACCAAATTTATTATTTAATAACGCATATTTTATATATGCGTATATGTAATCTTCAAATAGTTTATTCACACTTATTTTTGAATCGTCTCCATTTTCCATACCATCAGATATGTATTCTAAAATACATTCTTGATTAGCCATAGTAGAATCAAAATTTATTACACCTGCTTTTTTATCAATAGTAAAAGTAGGATTCATGTTTGCTGTTTCAGTATTTAGTCCATAACGAGCTCCTATGTATGTGTCGTAATAATCTTCATTAAAAGGAGGCATATCCACTCCCTCCATCCTTGCTTGATTGAGATAGATACTGTTTAGAGCACCGTCTTGTCTAGCTGTATCTAATGAGGAGGTTTTGGTATTAACATTACCGCTGCCGTCATATGTAAACGTTGCAGTTGCGGATTGCACATACGAGAGAGCAGATTGAACTTGAATGTTTTCAACAAGAGGAAATATAGTGTTGTCTTTAAATAGAGATACACGGACCCAATTAACAAAATCGGAGGGTAAAACAAATCTTAAATCAGAATAAACTGTAAGCTGTAAAGATTTAATTTCTTTGAATGCATCATAATTTAGTTCTTGAACACCTCTTTTGGCGTGAAACAATATCTTATACCTTTCCTCGTTATTAATAAGAGAGTGGTTTCCATTGTACATTAACAAAAAGTTTGTAACTATATCTGCGAGACTTACATATTGATAAGAACCCCAATTTTCATTAGTGGGGTTTATGTTATCATTAGTGTAATATTTTTCCTGATTTATGTATGCCATAATTATTGTTCTTGATTTTGTGTCTGTTCTTCAACTTGTCCAAATTTAAATACGTCTCCCTCTCTGATTGATATACCTGCGTATTGTAATATTTTAGATACTAGATCATTCCCATCGTCTAATGGTAATTCAAAGTCTTGATAATCAGGTTGACTCTGATCGAATACTGGATCTCCATTTGATATAGTGGTAAAAGTCCACTTAGGGTCTTTTGGATACCTTATGTATTGTGCAACCACTTGCCCCATGTTAGATACTAATGATGGGCTTAAAGTTATACTATTACCTTCTTGCGTGTAAGCAGGATATGTAATGTTTGGCTGCGTAAGCATGGAATTGTTTAATAAAGTAATCTTACTATTATTTACTAGTTCTGCTTCAGCCGTTAAATTAGATTTTAAGTATATACTGTAATTTTTTCCTGTAGAAGTTATAGCTGTTGTGTTTACATTCAAAGTGTTTGCATCTACAAATCCTGTTATTAATGCTGTGGTAACTACATTGTTATTTAACACAATAGACACAACTCCTCCGACCATGCTTGCAGTAAAAGTAGCTGTTGCATCAATTAATTGATTTCCTGCACTAGCCGCAGCTGTTCCTGTATTTATACCACTTGCTGTAAGAGTATTGTATATTAAAACCTTGTTTATTAAATAATAATCTGTTCCTGTAGTTGCCTTCGTAGGCATTGTGTATACATTAGCAAGACCTGATGGTGAAACTGCTGTGGATGTTGTATATGTTTGTGCTAGAGTTGCTGTTTCAGAAAAAAAATCTATAACTTCTTCATAACCTTTTTTTATATCAGCATATCCAGTTCCCGATAATCTAGCATTTTCTTCATTAATCTGTTGATTATATTGAAAAAAATATTCATCAAATAAATCTAGTTGTGCTTGTTTAGCGAAAAGGTTAAAATCGTTAGGAGATAAGTATCCGTAATTATTTTTATTAATAATCGCTAAGACAGTATTTCTAACAGAATTTATCATTGTTATTCTTTTACACAAAGATAAGTAAAAAAAAAAGAGGTCAATTTTTCATGACCTCTTCTTAGATTTTCGACTGAAACGAGTTTTATGAAATCGTTGTTATCGCTTGACTTAAAGTTACGTCAATGGTTGCGTTAGTATAACCTTGACCCCAAACACTTACAAGAGCAGCTTCGATAGCCGTTTTGTCTGCGGCAGTCATATTTCCTGAACCTGCTAAAGTTATTTGCTTATCACGATAGTTCAAAACAATATTGTTTGTAACTAATCCAACGTATAATACATCGCCTCCAAAAACATAATTTCCAATTACTAAAAATTTATTCATAATTTCTAAGATTTAAAAGGTGAATGTAAAGGCGTTTACCGTTTGGCTCAAAGCCGGTATAACGTATAATACTTGAGTCCATTTCTCCTGTTGAGCACTTTTAATACCATCAAATACGATGTCTACGTCTGCTTGTACTAAGGCCGAGCCTGACGCAATTTTACTTTGAGAACCATCAATGTAATCGATTACAATATCATCTGAACTATCTAAATAGCAAGATGCTACATCTTTTACAGAGAACTGCTCTACTCCACCGCCAACGGTGATACTTGCATACTTGTTCATAATAAAAAAATTTATGTGTTAAAAAAACAAAGATACGTAAAATTAAAACGCACTATTTACATATTTTTCGCTAGAGCCGATAAATGCTTTAATGCTTCTAACCCTTCATCACTTTGAAAAAATGAAGATATTATATAAATAGGGTCCTCTTGATAAGGAACATTTAACATTTTCTTTTTATTAGAGGGTGTATTAAACCACACCTCCTTGTTATTATTCCTAAACTGTAAAATCTTTTTATCAAAAAATAATTGTATTTCAGCATTTAACTTTAATGCAGGATCTTTTAATAGTAATAAAAAATCTTTAGGTTGATTTTTTGCAAATACTAATATGTCTCTTCTAAGCTCTGCAGTAGTTACGGTTGTTACATCTTG